TAGTTGGCTTCTTAGTTGGCTTCTTAGTTTTCTGCCCATAAAACTTTGCCATATCACCTATTTCAGCATCAACTCCACCTTGATCTCTCTCTGCCTCTTTCCCTGCGCGATATGATTCTTCATCGTCTCTGTCCGCTTGGGTTGGTTGATAAGGTTTGGACTCATTAACTAACTTAGATAACTTGTTTATAAGTAAGTTTCTAATATCAGTTGACGAGTTTTCGGGCTGTGGTTGCTGTTGTTGTGACTGTTGCTGCTGCTTTAACTTAGCTGCTCTTTCGGCTGCTTTTTTAGCCGCATTGTCTTGCTTTAGCCTTTTTAGGGTTGTTCCGGTGTCCCCATGAATCTTTCTCATAACAGACTCATAATCAAACTCTAGAAGTTTTTGTAAAATACGATCTTTCATGTAAGGATTTCCTCTATTCTATTTACCCTCCCAAAAACATAATTTTAATTATTATTTTATATTAAAGATAATTTTCGGATTCTGTGTATCAGTCCAAACCTCAATACACTCTTTAATATTTAATTTAACTATATCAAAGTTATAACTTAAAGCATGGATATGAGGCTGATCCTCCACCCATGCTCGATATAAATCGTCTTCCTTTGTAATAGTTACTTTAAATGCAGGTTTAGCCTTCATCACTGGTCCCCTGAATCATCTTCTGAGTCTCTACGTAGCTGTCGAACATGATTGCCTTAGAGATCAGCATATCAAGCTCGTAGGCAAGCGTGTGGGTGTATAGGCTGCCCTCTGGAACGTCTTTGGTATCATCCCCATGCTTCTGGTATCCATGCAACCTGAAGCGATTAAAGCCGTTATCCTCAAGCTCCTGGAGATAGCGCAGGAAAATATTAACTTCCTCGTATTTCGTCATGTTAATCATATTGTTTAGCCTGATAAAGTTTTAAATGGAGCGGGTGGCCGGTAACGATCCGGTCTACTCAAGCTTGGAAGGCTCGCATGTATCCATAAACACCTCACCCGCGTAAAATTCTTCGTGATGCTCTATTGTAAGTTCTTTCTCTATGACAATTAGAACAAACAACTTCGCACTTCTTTATTTCCTCAATTACAATTTCTTTGTGTATCCCACTAGCTACTGCCCTGCCTATCGTAAAACTTTTTTCCTCTGAATTCAAGTGATCAAAATCCATTACATACGGAGGATATTTTATACCACAATCCTTGCAAGGGACATCTTTGTATTGTGCAATTAATTTTCTGTATTCGTCCCTTCTTATTTTATCTCTGTCAAGATATTCTTCTTTATTATTCAAGTAATGCTGTCTTGAATAGTTTTTTTGGCATTCTTTGCACCTACCCTTAGGTCTTTGCTGACTTTGGGTATAATTCTCCAACGGCTTTTCAATGTAACAGGTTTTACAAGTTATCATAGTGTTCTCCTACAATTATATAGGTTCGAATATCTATGAAACTTGAATCTATCTAAAATAAATGAGCCAGAAGTGCGATTCGAACGCACGAAGACTTACGTCGCCACTTTACAAAAGTGGTCCTTTTGGCCTCTCAGGAATTCTGGCATTAAACCCGCTGCAAGAATCGAACTTGCGATTGATAATTACAAGTTATCATGTATACCACTTACTTAAACGGGCATGAGCTATTTCAGCGTTCCCAGTATTCATCTTCCCCAGAATAGGGAGTAATCATACTGTCTCTAGCAATGTTATAATAGATGCTAGCACGCTTTCTTTCCTCATCTAATTCATCACAAAGGCGATGAATTGCACAGGAATAATGCCACTTATGGCACTCACCGGAATGGGTAGTTCCTTCGTGCATTGGGGGCCACTTCTCTCTGAGAACTTTAGTGTCGATTGGGTTCATGCGGGAATTATAGCTCTTTACATGTTCTGATCAAGCAGTTTTAGGATATCCAACCATGTTTTTTTAGTTTTAAAATAGATTTCCATGGTTGTAGCTCCACCTTTATCGTTCATGAGATAAATGTCTATCCCATAAAGATTTACGTCATCCTTGTATGCATAATAACCTTTAAAGTCTAGCTGGTTAAATGTAAACATTACATGGTCGCCAGCGTAGACTTTAATTCTACCATTATAAGTCGTAAACTTATATTTCATCTTTTTTATTTAATCTGCGAAAACCTTGCTTCCAAAGATAATAACGGATAGTGCTAGCATTCTTAGAGATTTTACTCTCAGAGTCCGTGGGATAAAGGACATGCAGGATCTCATGGATTAAAGTATCCATGTATTGTTTATCAGTTAAGTTTGTGCTGATCTCTATCCGTCTAACCGTGGGGTAGGCGTAACCCCAATAATAACGTAAATTACGCTCTACCAGTTTTATGTCCTTTATGCTCATTGGTTTTCGGAGCAGGTTTCTTTTTCTTCTTGGAAAAGATCTTATCAAAATTGCTGCGAAACTTACCCGGATCGACTTTACGATAAGAGTCTCCCTTACCTGCATGCCCATCAACCATATTTAGCACCCCATCCCTGGATACCCGTCAAATCTCTCGGCTAAAAATTTATTAATATTAGCCATAGAATCCTTTAAGAAATTACTACAATTTTCATTTAAAATCTTAAGATCGTCGTTGCCCCAAGGATTCCTAGCATTGCTACCAGGGTAATATCTTGCAGCCTTTAAATTAATTAAAGTTTGAGCTAAATCACATTTAAATTTGTGCAAGTAAATCCTACCCAATGGTCTACCATATAAGTCTACAGATTCAGACTCTAGGTCTACCTGCCCATCCCAGGCTAGTTCAAGCATTCTACTAATTACCTGCTTGGATAATTTAGCTGCTTCCTGCTCCAAAGGATTATTAGATTTTAATTCAGGAGTATCCATACCTACGAGTCTAATTGTTACGTTTTTGTAACAACTATAGCCTAGGTCGAGAACAGCCCGAATCGTATCTCCATCTATCACTTCATAGGATAGAATCTCGTTGTGATACTTAGTCTTCTTACGCTTCTTAGTTGTTGACATCGCCATCGGTGTAATCCTTCATAAGCTTCTCTAGAATTTCGTTATATACGCTGCTGTAGGGCATAAAAGACTCTTCCAATCTCTCAGCGTCAGTCTTCCATGGGTCAAAGAAGTCTGGTGGGGCAGCCTCCCTGAATGCCTCTAGCATAAACTCTCTGCTATTTGGATCTAGCTCAGGGCTAACCACCGACTTAACTGCGTTATCAATTATATTCATTTTTATCCTCCAAGAACTTAATTACATCCTTAACCTTAGCTACAGAAACACCAAGCTCCTTAGCCAGTGGGTTAATCTTAATATTACCAGTGCTAGACATAAGTTCAGGCTTATCCTGCAAGGCTTTGATTATTCTCTTAACCTTGTAGTCGTAAGTATTTACTATATCTCCAGCATCTACTCTGCTTACATCTCTGGCGGCAGATACGTCAGCGATATCAAATGATGATTCCTCGTCTTGCCGTAGTTCATCTATTGATACATGTCTATTTCTAAACGGCATACGCTCTGAGAGCTTTATACCCTTTCGAGCCTTTGCCGTCCACAGGCAAGTCTTCGTATATTGATCAAAAAGTTTATTGTTGATCATCTCATCGAAGCTTTCTCCTGTCTTCTTGTGAAACCCGTTGATAGATTCTATTGCGGCTATGTTTAAATCCGAATAGTTATCTTCCAACGATGCAAGCATGGAGTCTCCACTAATTAAGTGTGAGATTCTCCACATTAAATTCTTATACTTCTTGAGGTATAAGTCCCATTGTTCTGTTGTGAGTTCAATCATAATAAAATGTGCCAGAAACCATTATAGTTCCTGGCACTTATTGTTCAAGGTAATTGAGGGTTTTATCAGATTGCCCACCAAGCAGCATCATTATAACTTCTTGGGATTGGTCCGAAGAAGTTTATAATCTCCACTGCGCGTTGTATATCTGGGTTATTGCCATCAGTCTCAAGTCTAAGGAATATTCTCAGGGCAGGCAACATCCATTGCTGCATACCATAGACGAATACATCCTTGTTATCCTCTGGGCGAGCGGTCAGCCTATACGCGCTATCCGGGAGCGGGATGCCTGGATTTTGAGTATCCCAACGCACAGAGTAGCAAGCATACCACTTGTTATCCTGCGCCTTAAAGAATGCATGTTTGGCAATGGTCTTACCAATTTCTCCTGCGAGATATCTGGCCTTATCGTTCTTTGTGACACGATAAACAGCCCAAAGACCGATTGCTGCAATAGCCTCCTCCCAACAAACCCATGCACGAATTGGTTGACCTTGTGCATCAACCCAACCATACTTACCACCATTATTAGAGAGAGTTCTAACCGTATGACGTTCAGTTTGTGGCAGAGCCATCATCGAAGCACCATTATACATGATGTTAACCATCTCGTTCATGTATGCAGTTGCCTCCGTAAAGCCCAGGGAGTGAGCGTGAGCCATTGAGAGCAGTGGTCTGCCCCAGCCTCTTGGTGAGCCAATGCTGCCGATTGGAGGCCCATATAGCTCCCAAGTCTTCACTTCCATGAGTTGGCATTGCAGCAGATCCCTAATTGTTGCTTCAATGCTTGGATCACGGGTCAGAGCATACATTGCAAATAGCAAGTTATCTGATCTGTGCTGATTATCTGATCCAGTCCAGAACTCCGAATATGGCATTGGATTTGGGAATCCAAGGAAGTCTGAGCCGAATCTAGTATCAATTGCAAGATTGTAAAGCTTGGTGTTTGGGTGATTTGCAGCCTTCATTGGGCTACCATCAGCTTCCTTGTGGGCATAAGGACGCAACATCCAAGCTTGCACGCTAAAACGGTAATCCCATAGTGCCCAAGGCTGATCGCTGGTAACTACAAGCTCACCACGGCTGATACCGAAGTCTGGCTGATCTCCAGTCTGGCCTGAGTTCTGTGGCTGTGCGTAAGCTCTCGCGTTATACTCATCACCAAAAGTATTGATTCTGTTTAGGAACTGTGAGTAAGCAGTTCTAACAAAATTAGTTTCACCAATTGGACTCTGTGGAACAGTCTTAGTGGCTAAGAAGTTATTATCCCACAATTGAACAATACCAGCCATTGGGGCTTGTTCACGGGCTTGCAAAGATGCAAATCTCTTTGCATTCTCTGGAATCTTAAGAACCTCAGCAAGCTTATCATATGGTGGCAAACAAAGGATTGCACCAAATACTTCAATAACTCTGGCCTTCCACCAAGCTCTTGGAGATGCAATCTCAGTCTCCCACAGACCAATATCCGTGCGGAAGATAGTCTCACGTAGACCCTTCTGCTTACGGAAATCAACTACTGGCTTCTCGCCAGTAAACATTGATAAGGATCCGAATCTCTTATTTAGCACTCTCTCGCTAGCTACGGTTCCGTGTGAGCAACGGATAACCATTGGCACAGCATCTTGCCCACTGTAAACATCCAGCCAGCCCTCAATGTGAAGACTAGCATCAGGGATCTCCGTCTTAATATAAACACGAAGTCGAGTGTCGCTAGAGTTAAGGAACTGGAAGAAGGCTCTAGGCTTGGCTAGGCTTCCATCCCAGAACACCATGGGGATAGAGTCCTTGCGTAGTCCATCCTCTGTCATAATGCTAAATGATGGAACAACCTTAGCAGGCTCATCAGTTACCCAATCAGAGAATATAAATGGTTCTGCTGGTTGATCATCTGGTATTGCAGCAACAGTAAAAGTCTCATTGCCATGCATATCTGCATTAACAAAAAGCTCTTTACCACGCATTCGCATCTTAAATGCTCTGCCATCTTCTGTCTTCGCAATAAAATTCTTGCCATCGTATTGCGATGCGACTGAATCTGGCACGCCCATAGAAATCCATCCGCTCTGGGGGCCAACAGTGCTGATGTTTTGAATTGTCACTTTAAAGTCCATATCACTCCTTGCTCTTGTAATAAGTATAGCTTTCGTTTGTAACTTCAATTTCGAAGTCGGGGGGAAGAAATTTAGATACATTCTTCTTACTCTCTACATCTCCTAGGCGCAACAATGCATACCCTGCAATGTCACCCCATGAGTTCTCTCCATTGTAACCAGGATCAGTTGCTAGTCTAAACAACTTATCAATGATTCTAACAAGAGCCAATGCGTCAACATAGCTCTCGGGTGGAATACCATTTGGAAATAATTGCTTCATTACTTCCCCAGACTTATGGAATGAATCACCATAAGACTGTTGTTTTTCTTGTATGAGGGCACCGATGCTGCGCCCTAGTTCTTCATAGTTAATCTTTTTCATCTCTTTCTCTTTCTATTACGATAAGGTTTTTCCTCGTCAGGAATGATTAAAGTTACAGATTCGTTTGAGAATATTTTACCCTTAGAATCCCTTGGGGTTCCAGACTTGTCCATTCTCAAACAGCCTACACACAGGTAGGCTAAATTGTATTTCTTACAAGACGCCATCTCGCCACAAGAATCGCAGCGGTTCCTCAGGGAGTTCTTCAATGTTTCTTTCTGCATTATATAGTGCTTCCATGCTTTGCTTCGCCACAGAAATATTATGCAGAATACTCTTCTTGAGTTCTTTTAAACTCTCCATGGCATCGTCTATCTGCTCACAGTGTAGATTTAACTCCTGCAATGCACGATTGACATTGTAAACAACCAATGTTAGGTTGTCTGTCATATAATAGCCTCTTTATTTAGAATTATTAAAAATTATCAGGGAAGCCAACAATCTTTCGCAAGACCGTCAACCACCAGATTACCTTCCTTGATGCTAACTTGATACTTGTCGCCTTTGGAAGGTGGAACAGGGCTATTCAATATAGCTTCGGCAATGGGTAAAGCTACATTATTCTTAATAAATCTCTTCAATTCGCGCACACCATATTCGACACTATAACAATTAGACACAACATAATCCAATAGATTATCGCTGATGACAACAGGATATTGCTTGAGATTAAGTTTTGCAATCTTCTTAGCATCTTCGACGGTGAGATCGTTGAAATAGATAAACTCATCAATTCTATTTCTAAACTCAGGGCTGAACATACGATCCAGGGAGTCTTTAAGTGTCTCTTTATCTGCTTCTTCATTAGCGTTATGCTTGAATGATAGCGTCTTAGTCTTGAGATCACGGACGCCTTGATTGGATGTGAATAGGAATATACTTCGGGAGAAGTCTAATACGACTCCCTGGCTATCGGTGATTGTGCCATCGTCTAGCAAGGACAGCAATAGGTTATAGAGCTTCTCATGGGCCTTCTCAATCTCGTCAAAGAGGAATACCCAGCGATTACCCTTCTCAGCCTTTTCAGCAAAGAATGACTTCTGGTTGGATCCAACATAGCCTGGAGGGGCACCAATCAGCTTGCTAACTTCGTGTCCGTTGCCAAACTCTGAGCAGTTAATCTTAGCGAAGTTACCGTAGAACTTCTCACCAAACTGCTTGGCAAGCTCAGTCTTACCTACACCAGTTCTGCCAATAAAGAAGAAAGCTCCCCGAGTTTCAAAGCCTACAGAGATAAGCTTGGACTTCCTAATTAAACTCTCAATAGCTTCATCCTGTCCAATCACACCCTTCTTTAACGCAGCCTCAAGGCTTTGAAGCTCCTTAAGGGTCTTTGGATGAGTTGCAGTCGAAGTCTTCTTGCCCTTGGTTAGCGTAGACATTGCTTTCTCTAGATCTTCCAGCATATCGTTAACTTCAGTGGGTAACCCATTGGTAGCTGGGACATCGTTCTTTAACTTAGTATTGATTGTGGAGCAAACATACTCAATACGGAATGGCATGTAGATATCTACAATGCACTCGTAGACTTCCTTAAGAACCAAACCATATGCAAGATCATCCTCAAGGTAGGGCTTAAGAATGTCTGGGTCGTTGAGAAGCTCTTGGATTAATTTATTAGCATAAGCTGTTATTGAATTCTCTGGCTCAAGATTAGCCACAAAATCCTTTAGCTTGTTAAATAACTCAATCGCAGACTTAGTATCTAGACGCTTGATTCTAAGAATCTGGTCGATACTTGGGCATGGAGCCTTGTAGAATTCTTCAGTCTTCGTCTTCTTCTTCGTTGCCATTTGAGGTGCCTGTTAGTTTTGATAATCCATCAAATAAGCTGGTAGGATCAGCTTTCTTACCACTAGAAGTCTTAGCCACAAAGGATTGAATTATCCCCATAGCTTTCAGTAAGGTCTGGTTTACGTCCTGGACTTGTTTTAGGATGGATACGACGCCTTTCAAGGTTTCGGCATACTCCATAGTCGTTTCAGCCCCCTCAAGACGAGTCTGGGCAGAACCTAACAGGCTTAGGCTCTGCTCTCTATCCGTTTTAACATTATCCGTTATCTGTTTTATCAGACGGTTGAGGTGGTCTTTGCTTATGTAGCTCTTGGCTAGGATATACTTCTTTGGCATCTGTCTCTTCCTCTACACCATTAATTTTACCATCTGCAAGGGGATCATAGTAGTATTCCTCAAAGTGGAACCTCTTTGCTCCCTTATTAGTATTTAGCCTCTGTCGCTGCTTAGAAATTGTTTTTTCCTTACGAAACGTCTTTCCCATGTCTTATTTTATTTAAAAAGTTCTTTTTAGCTGTCGAAGAGGTGGACTCCCAATACTTAAACTGGAAGTCCACCTTAGGATAGGTATGGACTATTGAGCAGGTAAAATTAATTAAATTCTCAATAATACCAAGAAAAAAGAAGATTAAATGTCTTCTATACTCAAACATCAGCGAGACAGCTTCTGGATAAACTCCTGGAAAGCAGTTTCACGGCTGATGCCTCTGGATACCTGATCCTTGGTCATACGAAAACGCTTGCCAGAGGACTTCTGGTAGTCCTCAATACTCTCAAAGAGAGGCTGGGTAGCTGGCTCATCCTTGGCACGAAGTTGACGGGCCATGGCATCATTAACGATCTGCTCTAACTTTTCATTTGGGTCGCTCATTTTATTACTCCTTAAATTTAATCGGTGTATCCGATCTTACTTCTTATTATATCAAAGTCTCGGTTATTTTTATCGGAAATTAAGTTAATAAATTCCTTGGTAGTAAACTTGGTGTCACCCAGTTGGCATCTGCCGTTGGGGGACTTGCTGACTATACCATCATCAGCCATAAAATCAAGTAGCCCGTAATACTTACTGAGTCCTTGATTGAATACTAATTCGAACTCACACTTGCGATATGGGATCGAATACTTATTCTTGGTGCATTCTACCTCACCACGAATACCTAGTGGGTTGTCTTTATCGTCCTTAAGTTTCTCTCTACGGAAGGTCTTAAGATCTACCCCAAGATAATACTCTAGGCTCTTGCCACCCGCAGCATTAGTCTCTGGGGAGCCGTAAATCACACCAATCTTTGATCTGATCTGGTTGATGACGATAAGGGCTACCTTGTGCTTTCTAAGAATAGGATTGATCCTGCGGAAGCACATACCAGTTACCAGGGCTCTATGCGCTCCGTCTGCTGGGCTGTGCTCGTAATTCTCAGTATTGAGTTCCTTCCTGGTGCCGAGGACTGCAAGTGAGTCTAGTCCGATAATAATCGGCGTGTCCGTATCACTTGCACGAATAGCCTCGATAGTGTTTTCAATGTCCGCAAACGCATCTTCAAGACACTCAGGGGCAGAGTAGAGTAGCGTTGCAGGATCAAGACCAAGAGCTTTTGCGAATACTTCATTGTATGCATTTTCCGCATCTACAAGCTTAGTAAAGTATCCCTTCTTCTGTGCTTCAATTAGGATTGAAGTTAGGAATAGAGTCTTGCCCGTGGAGCTATCACCTCTAAGTTGAGTGATAGCACCTACAGGAATACCTTGGTCGTAGTTACCACTGATAATGCGGTTGAGCGCAAGGCTACCAGTGGAAATCCACCCGAGACTTGTTTCAGTCTCCTGAAGAGTTTGAGGGTTCTTCAGCTTTTCTAGAATTTCACGATTTAACATTAGTATAGATTACCTTCTTAATTCGGAATCGCCGTATAAGGGCTTCGCAATCAGGGCAAGGCTTCGCCATAAGACCATGAGCACGATACACATAAAGCACAGAGCGGCTAAGATCAACACCCCGCTTAATTGCCCGAAGAATACAATAACTTTCCGCATGTAAACTCCGATAACGTCCGCAACCGAACGTAGAGTGTGTCTTATTGCTATTATAGGCTGCAATCTTTGTTTTACCATATTTAATCACCGCTCCCAGCTTAAATCTCAATCCGCTCATTTCAGCGTGAGACTTAGCTAGGAGCATACACGGGTCCGAGAGATCCTCTTCAGTCGCCTCTTGCAGAAGCATCAGTCACCATCCTCAGTAAAGGTAGGTCTATTGTCTTCGTCGATAACTTGTGCAGAGGTCCTAAACTCTTCTACATCTTGCTCAGTCAGAAACTTACGGAGCGATAGCATTGCAATGATGTCTTCAAGCTCATCAAGCACACTAACCTCCTTGGGCTCCTTAATCTCTACAACTCGGTTGTTGAACCAATCGACCATCTCGGTCATGAAGTCTAGTTGGCCTTGCATGTAATCTAACTTGCTCATTGTCCAGTGCTTCCAAATCCACCGTCACCACGGTCGGTAATATCGAACTGTTCGACGTAATCGAACTCCATCTCGTTATACTGAAGAAGGATCATCTGCGCAATACGATCTCCCTTCTTAATAAAGAAAAAATCCATGCTGTTGTTGTAAAGCATGATGCTAATCTCACCAGTGTAGTCACTATCTATAGTTCCAGGCGAGTTCGTAATCATGATACGTTTCTTGCCGTAGGATGACCTAGGCACAATAGAAATGTAGTATCCTTTAGGGATCTGGAGTCCGAATCCAGTCCTCAGAATACGCATTTCCAATGGGGGGACAACAACGTCCTCCGTTGCGTGAATATCCCAGCCTGCCGACCCAGGCGTAGATTGCACTGGTGGCCGAAAGCTAGCGTCATCCGTGAAGAGTTTGATCTTTAACTTCATCATTAGACCTAATTTGAGTTATCGTTCTTGCATTGTAGCAAGCTAGGAATGCCGTGTAAGCATACTCTAGCATACATAGTATTCCCGCTACCATACCCATTTCGATGGGCCCATACAAGCGGTATACTGAGAATAGAGTTAAGGCAGCCCCACATGTTTTGAATAGGGTCTGCCTGAGGAATGCATCAATCATATATTGTGTTACGATACAGGCCAATAATAGGGGATGTCGGGAGATTCTGACCAATTAAATTGAGAATAAAATACAGGATCTTTACGCAACAGATTGCTACGATGGCTGCGATGGACACGCTCGTCACCGATCCAGGGAGGCATCACAATGTCCTGTGGGAGGTCGTAAAGCTGCATGGTGTTGTTGTATCCCCGCGCAACCCACTCCTGGATGCACACGTTGTGGTAAAACTTGAGGGCATCCATGTAGCCGTCCCACATGTTGCGGGCAGGGTGATTCGCCCAGCCCTTGACGGGAAAACCGCGAGCGAGCTTGTAAGTGCTGTTTACAAGTTGCATCGCCTCAACACGCTGCTTGCCAAGGCGACGGTAGTCTAGAGCCTGCACGGACTGGTGAAAATTTGCGTAGGGGAGGAATGTTTGCATGCCCTTAGTGTAGGACATGATGCACCAGATTCAAGAACTATTTCGGGATCGCTGCGGCTTCGACCCGAATAACTCGCTCCTTTAACTTATCTATGCTGTCTCGTAAAGCATCTAACTTTACGTCAACTTTCGTAAATGCATCTCTTGTGAAAGGATCTGTATCTTTTAATTTTTCAATCTGCACTTTGAGGTCATTCATCTCTCTCTGGTAATCATATCGACTAAAAGCCGTATTCTCCAGGTAAGACACTCGGTTGTGAAGCGTGAGGGCAACAGAACCAAGTGCAATGATGAATGGGAGTGCAAACCGAGTAGCTAATTCAAAAAACTTATCAATTTTAGTCTTATCTAAGCGTCTTTCAAGCTCACTGAGCCTAACTTCAATCTTAGCTAAAGATAAATCAATAGTTACCTGAGTTCTCTCTGTATCTGTGCCCATAATCACCTCTGATCATACACAGATATTTAGCGTATTTTAAATTAAACTATCTTTAAATTTAGTTTATTATCCCAATAATTTATCATTTCTAGAATCATACCAAAGAAAGTATACTCTTTAACCCAATTAAGTTCTTTCCTGGCTTTTTGGCAGTCGCCTTTAAGATCATCTAACTCAAGTGGGCGGAAATACTTAGGATCAACTTTAACATAATCCTTGTAGTCTAATTTTAAATTTGTAAAAACTATGTCACATAACTCTTCAATGGACCTAGATTCCCCGGTGGAACATACGTAATCATCTGGCTTATCCTTCTGAAGCATCAGCCACATAGCCTTTACATAGTCCTTGGCATGGCCCCAATCTCTGGTCGCTTTCAAATTACCTAAGGATAATGAGTTACTTAAACCTTTCGATATCTTAACAGCTCCTTCTACTACTTTGTTCGTAACGAAGTTCAAACCTCTTCTCGGGGACTCATGATTAAACAATATACCGTTGCATATGAACATCCCGTATGATTCCCGATATACTTTCCCTAAATTAAATCCATATAACTTGGCACAGCCATAAGGACTTACTGGGACCATCTTAGTTGATTCTCGTCTAAAGCCGTCAGGATCTCTCTCATTGCCATACATTTCAGAGGAGCCAGCTAGGTATATCCTAGCCTCAGGACACACAGCCTTAGCGGCTTCTAGCACGTTTAGCGTGCCAAATACAATAGAGTCCGTAGTGTAGGAAGGCTGGTCGAAGCTTATCTTAACGTGAGCTTGAGCGGCCAAGTTATAAATTTCATCTGGCTTGTATTCAGAGAAAACTCTTAATAAAGATGGGAGGTCAGTGACATCCCCATAAACCAAGGTAACTTTATTTTTAATTCCGTAAGAATCTAATCTTGAAGTTTGATGCTCAGGGGAGGAATGTCGCCTAAGTATCCCTACAACTTTATATCCTTTGCTCAATAATAATTCAGCAAGATAGGATCCATCCTGCCCAGATATTCCAGTAATAATCGCAGTTTTCATTTCCTACAATTATAGTAGTTGTTCTGAAACCAGTCAATTGTTTCAGATATTCCATCTGATAACTTTGTGAATTTAAAATCTCCAATGATTGAATTTAACTTTGCGTTGGAGGTGTTCTTTCTTAACTGCCCATCAGACTTAGATTCATCAAAAATAATTCTCCCTTTAAAATTAAATTTGTTAGCTATTTCAAAGGCAAGTTCTTTTATGCTAACTTCATTGCTCGGGGACAATATTATTTTATCTGGTATATTTTTTATGTTCACAAGTTTGTCTACGAGTCTCTCAATATCTTTTGAGTAGATAAACTCTCGCATAGGTTTGCCACTACCATAAACTACAAAATCACTGTTGTTCTTTTTTGCTAAATAACATTTATGAATTAAAGATGGAAGAACATGAGATGTCTCTAAGTTAAAATTATCGTTTGGTCCATAAATGTTTGTAGGGATGAGGCAAGTGTATTCAAACCCAAGTTCACTTCTTATTGCCCTACTTTGAACCTCTAACATTCTTTTAGCGTATGAATATCCAAAGTTGGATGAGTGAGGTTCTCCTTTGTGCAAATCATCCTCTTGCATCGGATATTTTATTGAATCAGGGAATATGCAAGTAGATAGGAAGGATATGACCCTTTGTATTCCAGCCTTCTTTGCTGCTTGAAGAACATTTGAATTCATTACTATGTTTTCAAAATAAAAATCACTCATGTAATTCATGTTAGCAAACAAGCCACCAACTCTAGCAGCGGTGTGAATTATTACGTCAGGTTTTTCCTTTGTAAACAATGAAAAAACTTCATCGTAATTCATTAAATTCAAGTCCTTCCTACCATTTAACCTAATGTCTGCTTTTATTTGAGATCCTACAAGACCATTAGCACCAGTTAATAATATTTTCAAATTACCACCCAATCCTCGCAATAGATATCCTTCCAATCAGCAGGGCCGTTTATCCCAAACCATTTTTTGGGAGCAACAACTCTTTTGTTTTTGTTTAACCAAGCTCCCCACCAGCTAAAAGTGCTGTTAGCTATTATGTTAGACTTACATAGCGACATCAAATATAGGCTGGATATGGCATCCTCCTCATCAACAAATACACAATTCTGAAAATTTAAGTTACTTCTGCACCAAGCAATATCATCAGAAAAAATTAAAATATTTTTTGGAGACAAAATATTTAAAGCGGAATGATAATATCCCAGGGATTGAATTGGATGAGTATCCTCCAATTTACTGTAGTCACCCCGCCTAATATGTAAGGAAGTCGTGTTTTCTAAAAGGCACGGATATTTAGAAATATATCTCTTAATGTTATCTTCAGTGTTTTTTGATAGAATAATATTCAGTATATCATCCTTATGATCTACAAAATATTTTTCAGACTGCCAATACCCATTCAAAAAACAATTATCTTTAATCGGTGAGTATTTAAAATCATCGTTTAAAATTTTTAAAGATACTTGATGACCCCTAAACTGTTCAATTTTTAAATCAAAATTTGAAAGCATGAAAGGTCTATCAACAGAGTTATTGTAAAAACTTAGATCAAAAAAATAATCACAATTTAACTTTTTTGAAGCTGAATACGTTGCAGCCCATTGGAATAATTGATTCCCTAACCCACCTTGCAATTTTGTGATAATCATTATAGCTTTATAAGACTTCTAAAATATGATTTATTCTATTTACAAATGTATGATTCTTTCTTACCTCATGAGACAAGAAATGAAATAACTCTTTTACTTCTGGCAGATTATAGAAGTCCGTGTTGCATTGAACTAAGTTTTCTATATCAAATGTATAAGGCAGTGTATTTACACCAAAAAAATCCCTTATATAACTAGAGTTTGTCGCGGGTATCTTCCCGTAACTTATGTTCTTAAAGACTCTACAAGGGATATACCCCACATCAACGTGGTGCTTCAACCTAACATCTGAGGAAATAAAAGACTGTCTTACAAGTGCCCTAGATTCTTCTTCTGATTTAGTCTTTGCTATTACAAGTTTTTTATTTTTACCTACACAACTCTTATAAAACTTGTTGATCTCGTTGATGTTCTCGCCCCAAACGGTCCCAATATAGTATATTTCATTAACTGAAGGGTCTAGGGGTAGAAACTCATCAAACTCTTCCTGAAATAAGGTAGTAGCCCAAGGTTGATATAAAGCCTTGTTCTTTGAATCAAAATAGGTAAAATAATTTATCTTTTCTACTTTGCCACCAGCATAATTATATGATTTCCCAATAGTGCAGTCATTAACATAATTACACAAATTTATGTAATGATAATTTTCATACTTATTGGTGTTGCAGTGATGAAGAATATACCTGGAACTACGATTCAAAGGTATTTTTGCGTCTACTTGCCCTTCTGTAAGAAAAATACAATCATTAAAATTGAAATTTGATACGTTATCATTGTTATCAAACCAAAAAGTTTCATAACCTAATTTCTTAAATGTATTGTAGTAGGCATTGTGTATATAAGAATGAGTATGGGAATGTAATTTATGTCCCCAAATTATTATTTTAGTAGTATTCATTTATCAATCAACCCAAAAACATAAGACATTATCAAAAGTTAAATGCTTATAATTTTGATTAATTGAAGCGATTAACTCCAAAACTTGATTTTTTGAAACATTACCAAAAACCCAAGTCGAAAAATCTTGTATGTCATCAATAAGAATTGTGTGAGTTTTTATGTGATGATTCTTTATTATGTTTAGCTCTTCAATCAATGGACAAGGCTTATAGTTATCTAATTTTGTAGTTGGTCCAAAGCCTAAATCTTCTCTCGCTGAATCGAAAGGCATAAAGTGTCCATCTAGAAAAAAAACAGAAGGCTCTTCAATCTCATTTAAAAATAAAGGTAATGCCTCCTCGGAAGTTGCATGCTTTGCAACTAAATTTTTATCTTTAAATTTATTTATCGCACTATCGACATATTCTTTATTGATATCACACGTAAAAACCTTCTCAAATCCAGCAGAAAATGCTCTTTCAATACCGTCGCCAAAGAATGTCCCAGTCTCAACTAAAATTTTTTTATCTTTTCTAAAAGCAGAAAATAATCTTACAGAACTTGTCATATTATTTATTCCTAATTACATTTTTGCCCAAGATGGGAATCTTTTATGAAATCCAAAAGATTCTACAGACTCAGGAACTTTAACTTCAGTTGAAAACTTAGCTGCAATGTCTATTGGAGCAAACTTACAACCCATCATTTCGTATAAATGTCTATTGTGAACGCATATATTTCCATCTTCATTATAGGAATTAGCATTCATATGTTTATAAAAATCACCTTCGTTTACTTCGAAGGGTATATTAATTTTTTTTGGGACATCCAGCAGCTTCTTGGATCTTAAAGAGAATCCTCCATTCCCAACTCTTATGTGCCTTCCAAAAGGATCAATGAATCCTTCATAGCTGAGGGGCCAAGGAGCACCAATATAGTCATACTTGAAAAACTCATCAGTCCACAAATCTGGCCTTAGTATCCAGCTATCGTCGTGAACATGCAAGCAAAAATCAGTATGGACATGGTTAGTCATGTTGTAAATACAGTATTCGCTAAATTGAACATAATCAATTTTTTTCCCTATATCTTCCCAAACAATATCTTCTGGCAGATTTTTAGGCTTTTCGTGAGTTGCTAAAACTACTCGCGCAAACTTTGCATGGCTCATGCTTCGCTTCAAAGAAGCTATATGTTCATCAAATTTTACTGAAGTTATAGCTAACAAAGTTACATTACTTAGATCAAGCATATATTTTAGATTTTAATTTGTATTCTTCAAACTCAGCACAACACTCGTCATAGCTAAACAGCTTACCATTACGATCTTGCCACATCCAATTACTATACAAATTTTGCCCAGTAGCCCAATATCCATCAGAAACATTATGTCTGGCCCAATATTTTGGTGCAATAATATATTTCACAGTTTCACTAGTAAAGGTAGGAAAACAAGCAAATGTAGAATTGGATAGTATCAAGTATTTTGCATTCTTAATAATAGCATAATCTAAACCAATATCAAAATGAAAAGCCTCAATCTCTGGCAACATCCTTTTTGCTGAGGTTACATCGTCTGTTATAACTTTAAACTTCATATTTGAGTTTAGCTTTAGCATATTAGCAATAGCATTTACCCAATAAGATCTTTGAAGATACAACTCAGAGTAATTCACATATTCTCCGCCACGGAAATTGATTATGCAGAGGTCTTCTTTACTAAACTCATAGGTGTCGTATTCTGGTTTTACCTTTAACCACTGTTTGATATCTTGTATATGATGGTAAAAATATTTTTGATCCTGCATAGATCCATCTATCAGAGTGTTGTCCAGGATATTCGCAAGATTTCTATCATATAATCTCACATCACAACCATGAGTCATATCATGGTTACAAGTATTTAATTTTATTCTTAGTGATTTTTCTGAATATAAACTTTTTGGTTTTATTGGAGTTAATCCAAGATCAAGATTCATAAAATACAATCCCTTAGAATTAAATCTTTTATCCCCTAACCACTCAACGCCCAAGAATCCAAAATCATATCCATTATCCTTAGAAATACATCTTGTGGTAACATAGCAAAAAAGTTGATTACCCAAGCCTTGTCCGTATTTTATTTCATTAACTATCATTATCTTTAATTATATATTTGTATTTATCTTTATTGTTTACAATATAATCTGGGAATGACTTATCAACTTCAACAACTTTAAATTTAGAAGGTCGATAAAAGATATCTTTATTAGAGTTTATATTGTCAACAATTCTGCTCTTAATTGAATAATTATTAAATTCTTGATGTGCAGCAGATTCAATCTTGTGAGAAATTTTTTGTTCTTGAGTCATACTCCCGTCACTTCCAACGTAAGTAAAGTGCCACCCACCATCAGGAACTCTAATACCAACACTCTTCATCTCGGGGTGCCTCAATATGCTTACTGGCTTGTCTTTTAAAAATTTAAACTTACATAATTTAGAACCAAGCCATTTCTTCTCAATCACACCATCAAATTCCCCTGTGTAAGACAATAAATTGCCAGATATCTCTTTTAAATTTAAAAAATAATAAAATAAATTTTGTGCAAAGTGATAAACTTTATTGTCAGGGCAATTATTTATCAATGTTGATAAATATTTTGGATTAGGAATTTCATCGACATCGCTGGTGATAATGACATCCTCATCTTTACAATTTTGCAATCCCCTAATTATGCAATTCTTTTGAAAAACATCTCTTTCAAACGGATTTTGATTTGGAGTATCATCAACAACAACATGAATAATTTTATCAGAAAATTTATTAAATCTATGTTTGTTATCTTGATAATATAAAGGTTTAGACTTCCCAGAAAAAGTAACAGTCGATTCAACCAAAACAAAATAATCTACAAAATCATTTAAAGTGTTTAACCTTATTTCTAATATATCTAATTCATTAAAAAATTGAAAGCAATCATAGATCTTCATATTAATTATCCTTTAAAAATATCTAACTCTTCGTAAGATGGGTTAAAAATATAACCTTCTAACCTTTCTATTATCCAAGGTGCAAGGGGATCAGTTTCTAAAAATTTTACGATTTCATCATAAAAAACTTTTTTCCTTAATTTCACTTGATTTTCAGTCACACCAAAATGTCCTCCAGGAATAAATTCATAATATCCTGGGATTTCATTTTTAAAAAATTTTTTAAACCAATAGTTTAAATTTAAATCTTCATGATTGTGCTGCGGAGATCCTTTCCAGTTACATCTAATACAGACTCCGCCATGGTGATGGGTCGAAGGAAACATGCCCCAGGCTCCACTCCCCCTAATTTTTTCTATCCCATACTTTTGAAGTATAGTTCCTTTCCCACCAGTAGAATCATAAGTATTATTGTGGTAACCAAAATAACCACCCATGGAAATTTGGGCATTTTTACTAATTATATCTAAATCTCCATTTATAGTTTCAATAATATTCTCCCAATGGTCGAACGGAAAGTCTTGGCAAAAAAAAGTTATATCCGATAGAGATTCATAATTCAAGCATATATGTTTAAAGAATGTGTGGACATCTCTCCCAACATTTGTATCTAAAATTATTTCATCAAATCTTTGTTTTTGACCACCTTTCCTGTATAAAAAAATTTTAATATCATCATTTAAAAATTTTATCCAATCAGGATTGTAATCAAATATAGAAATAACTAAATTTTTTTTCATAATAAACTATCTAAAATATTTAATATGTTTTCTCCTCTTTTAAATCCAGTATTAATTAATTTTGATACGTCCAAAATTATATCTTTTACTTGGACTATTTGATGAAACTCTGAGGGCAATATTTCAATTATTTTTGAATTAGAGTTAGTAAGTTTAATTGCTTTTTGAATTATCTCAAGAAACTCTATCTTATCGCCAGTTCCAATATTGTATATGGAATCAAGTTCACCATAAGTTAAAAGATGATTTATAGCTCTGCAAACGTCATCCACAAACATGTAATCTCTATAAAATTTTCCGCCATGATATAGCTCTATGGATTCGTTGCTCTTTATTTTGTTTATTAAATATTGTAAAGCATTTTTTCTTTTAGAAACTTTTAAATCATTTTTACCATACACATTTGAAAGTCTAAAAATTCTATAATTTATTTTATTTGTTCTACAATAAGAGATTAGTAAGTCCTCAGCACACTTCTTTGTGATTGAATAAAATCCTTTAGGTTTGCATACAGAGTCCTCATTGGCGGGTAAGTCAGTGTCTCCATATACAAACCAAGAACTTATAAAATTTATGCACTTCAGATTTTCTTTATTTGCATCTAGAACTTTCATCAAATGAATTAAATTTGTTTCTATATCTAAAGTAACATCATCTAAAACATTATAATTATCTACCGTGCTTATAAAGTATAAAATATCCGGTGTTTCGGAAATTAAATCATTTCTTGGTATTACTTTAGAGGGAAATTGCTTGCAATAGGTAGACCCGATAAAGCCACTCCCCCCAAATACACTAATTGAATTCATTAACTATTGACTCCAAATATTTTAGTTTATTATCATCTATGGTTGGTGAGCATCCTAGAAAGAAGACTAAGCTAAGGACTTTATTAGCCTCAGGGTAGTCAAATGGTTGCCCTAGGTGACGATATGCAGGTTGAAACAAGATGTTGCCAGCAAAATAGTTTCTAGTTTGAACACCGTTCTTTTCAAAATGTTCAACTAACTTAGACTTTATTTTATTATTTTCACAAATAACCGGGACGCCGAACCAAGAAACTTCTGAGTTAGGCAACACAGATCCAAAAGATATTCCATTTATTTTTGATAATATGGAAACTATCTTTCTATGGTTATCTATTCTTTTGGTATGAATATCTGGTAACTTAGATAACTGCACAAGACCTATAGCTCCTTGCAAGTCTAATGGTTTTAAATTATATCCTATTTGATTAAATAGGTATTTATGATCTATCACATAGTCTAGCTCGGGTATCCAGTTATCAAACCTCTTACCACAAATGCCTCTTGGTGCTAGATTTTGAGTTCCAACACAGTAGCACCCTCGGCCCCACCAAGCAAAGCTTCTTGCCATGCGTATTAGGTCCTCGTTGTTGGAGCAGACCATTCCGCCTTCTCCAGTGGTTATATGGTGTGCAGGGTAGAACGAGTAGGTTGATATATCAAAATACTCAGCTAGATGCCTGCCATTCCACTTAGACCCGAGAGAATCGCAGCAATCTAATATTGGAACTATTTTATGCTTATCACAGATGGACACGATTCTATCAATATCTGGCGGGTTCCCTAGAACTGGGCTAACAAATATTGCTCTTGTCTTAGGAGTTATTGATTTTTCCAATAAATCCAAATCAAAGTTTAAAGTTGAAAACTCTATGTCAACAAAAACTGGTTTTAAATTATTCTGTAATATGGGGTTCAACGTAGTAGGGAATCCCACCACCGCTAAAATTATCTCATCCCCGTCATTCCACCCATAATACTTTTTTGCTGCTGAAATGGCGACTAGATTGGCCGAACTACCAGAGTTCACCATTAGAGAGTGCTTTATCCCAAGTTCGCTGGAAAATTTTATTTCAAAATCATTTACCTTTTGACCACTAGAGAACCATTTTCCAAAAATAAGAGAATCAATTGCTTCAACTAACTCTTCCTTGTCAAAGTAAGGACCCCCATAGTATACTTTATTGTCACTTTTTAAATTATGACAAAATTGAGGTATGAAAGAATTTTCTGATTCTTCCATGAAATCTAAGAACTTTCTAATTTTATCTTTTCTCATATTTACTCCTTACTAAATCCATTTCTTTATTTTTTACTTCATTTGACATGGTATTTGAAAACTGACCATACCACTGTTTGTAAGCTATTAAAGGATCCTGTATTATATGAGGTGCTCCATATTTTTCGTTCATTTTTCGGTAATAATCACAGTCTCCCATCCAATTTAAATACTTATCAAAGTAAAGTTTTTCATTATCATTTTTTATAACTATGCAGCTAGGCCCCCCAAGTTTATTAATTCCTAGATAAACTTCATCACTGTAATGTGGAATTATTTTATTGTAGTAAGTTTTGTAATCTCTTGTGTGGAGAGCCCCTACTGCTGCCCAACTAAATTTATTTTCTAGGTATGATTCTACTATTCTAGTTAAACTAAAAGGAGAAATAAAGAAGTCATCCTGTAGCATGAGTTTTATTAATTGCCCAGAACAATGTTTAATAGCGTTATTTAAATTAGAGGGCCAAAATCCTTTATCTTCTAAATTTCTAAAATATTTTATGTCTAACTTAATATTTTTACTGTTGCAGTAAAGTTCTATGTCATTGGATTCTAAACTATGATCGGATATTACAATTTCTAAATTTTTATGATTTTGAAGTTCTATGGAATTAATAAGAACTAATAAATTTTTGTATCCATCTTGAGTCTGATCTGTGTAAGTTGGTATGGCTATAGATACTTTTACATCATCTATATTTTGTAAATTAGAATTTTCTACAATACTCATTATGATATCTCTTCGTATTTCTTAATTGATCTGCCAATTGATGCATAAATCAATTGTTTATGTAAATTAACTTTATGGTCATTTATCGGGTTAGTTTCATTGTATACATATAAAACATCTGATATGTGAACAATCCTATTATCTCCTGCCATCTCTAACATTGGTAACATAAAAAACACATCACCAGCAGTCTCAGCATACCACCCATTAACGAAAAGGTCCTCACGTTTTATATTTTTCCACAGTTTTGCCCTCCAACTGCGCAAGTGAGTTGCATTAGCTATAGACACTCTAAGCTGATCAACTGAGAATGGTTTAGAGAACCCTGGCCTTCCATCTGAATAGACAAAGCTACCATGAGTAATGAGATATCCCTCTGTATGCTTGGCTACAATCTTGGAGAAAGCTTCAGGAGTCGCCAACCAATCATCCCCATCAACCTCTACAACTATATCATCATCCTTAACCAAATTTGACCTTAGTATTTGATCATAATTTCCAGGTTGGTAATATTTTTTATCGTTGTCAACCAATACAAATCTTGAATCTTCGTAACAGTATTTTTCTGCTATTTGTTTTGAGTTATCAGTTGATAAATCGTTTAGCAAGTAACATATCCAAGATTTGTAATTTTGATATTTTATACTGTTTAAACATCTTTCTAGATATTTATCACAGTTATAAATTGTTGTTAAGACAATAATTCTTTCCATTTGTTTAATATTACATTGTCATCAAAAATGTAATCATCAGTTGTTCTCATATTTTCTGGTAACCCATTGAACGGGAGGCCAAGGTAAAGACATTCCCCTTGGATCATGGGGAGACACTCTCTTTGAGAAGATGAGTAGACAACATCTAACCTATCATAGACCTTTTGCATATTGTCTGTAAATCCATGATACGAAATGTTCTCATTTAGCAATGGAGCTACTTCATGCCAAAAATAATCAGGTTGGGTTATTTGGCCCCACAACTCTATTTTGGACACGGTTGGATCTTGTTTAGCTCTTAAAATTGATAAATGAGTTCTTTTGTGAGCATCCAAACTTCCAATGATACCCGCAACTCTCTCGTAGTTTTTCTTAACTGATCTGTTGTATTTGGGTATTATATTTGGAATTACAACTCCCTCAAATCCTTGCCAATTCTTTTGAAAGTTAGAAACAAAATGAATTTTATCATATGCCAAGTTAGGAATCTTTCTTAGTTCAAAAACATTTGTTTCATGACATGACAGTATAAATTTATCAACATTTGGCCTCATTGTTAAATTTAAAAAATGATAAATTATTTTATCATTACTAAAAAATCTTGTAGTTTTTAATTCTCGGTAACAATCTGTTTTTAATATTTTTTTAACCCAATCTGTTGGACCATAAAATTCACACTCATTACCCGTAGAATTAAATAAATTACATAAATTTGCTAACGCAACGGTGGACCCTCCAGGCCCAGAAAACCCTGTTACTATCTTTATCATGTTAATCTAATTTATAATTTAAAGCTTCAAAGCATTTCTCGTAGATGTCTAATCTGTGTTTAACAACCTTATTTATATCAAATAACTCTTCAGTTATTTTATGAAGGTTTTCTCCTAGTTCCTTCCTGTGATTATGATCCTTTACTAGCTTAGAAAGTATTCTAACCCACTCTGATTTAGGAGCTTCTGGGTCAATCAGATATCCAGTCTGTCCATTTTTGATAACGTCACTGTAGCATCCGATATTAGAGGCAACTATAGGAACTTTATATCTTCCTGCCTCAGCTACCTTAATATCCGACTTGCTGTCATTAAATGCATTCATTTGCAGAGGGGCAATAGCTACATCCATATTAGCGTAGAATACTCCATAATCAGCGGGACCGACAGCGTAATGCGTATTCCAATTTCTTTGCCCTTTAAATCCCTTTAAGAGTTCAGCCTTGTAGAAATGCCAAACTTGATTTTGCCAATCCTTCTTCTCCTTATCATCCTTAGGTGGGGGTGGCATACCATAAAAGTCCCAAAACACATTCTCTCTCCCAATCTTTTGATTCACTAAGTGAGGAACAGACGAGAATATCTTTACATCTGGGTTGTGGTGAATACCTCCCGCCCAACCTATTCTAACGGCTTTTGAACGGCTACGAGGGTGATTCCATCCAGGAAGCCTGTAGTCTATGGCGTTCTTCACTATCGCCAAAATACCTCGGCAAAACGGCTTTATACGCTCCGCAAACTTAGTCTGAGTTACAGTAACTAGATGCGAGTTATAATATAGGTGCTTGGTAAGTTCGCTAAGACCTTGATTTTTATATACATCAATTAAATGATGCTCTTCATAAAGCTCTGTTAAGAGATCATCCGTGTCAAAGTGAACAAACTTCCCGGCTTTATGAGCCATTTCTTGAACCTTAGCTGTGTAAGGTCCCCCGAAATTACTTATGTTGTTAACTAATACAACATGAGCCCACTTCATGTCTGGTGGGGGTTCACCCTCTTCTGCGCCAGCGTATTCAAACTTACCTGTTTGTAAGTTAAGTCTTAATGGATTATCATCAAACTTAATATCTACTAAATCAGGATAAAGCTCCTGAAGTTTTTGATAGGGCATTAGACTTCGGTAGTATGCACATCCGCCCTGATTAGGATTTACAACTAATATCTTTAATTTCTTGCCGTCGAACATATCAGATATTATAGCCTAAAAATAAAAAAACCCCCTGTAACATTTTTCATTACAGGGGGAAAACTTTAAGTTTTCAGACGCTCAAGCATCAAGCTTGAGGAGGTGGGGCAGGAGGTTCTACCTTCGTGTGCCTTACACCTAGAGCCTTCAATACGCTAATCAGCGCATCCTTCAGGTCTACGCTACCGTTAGACGGTAGAATGGCTCTCGCCGCATCTGCATAGTGCTGACGCTTTCTGCGTGACAACATTGCGAGAAGAGCCTCCAATAGAGCCAACTGAGGGATAAACGTAGCTCCGACACCAGCGAGAAATGATCCCACCTCAAGGAACCAAAGAGCAAGTCCGCCCTCTTCTTCCTTAATTACAAAATCAATCTTTGGTGCCCCAGCCTTAACTAGGCTATCTGGGGCAATTACAATTTCCTTACCCTTAAACTTTTCACTCTCCGCCACCTCTGGCGGGAATGCCTGCTTTGGGATAACAGTCACATCTGCACTTGCTAGACCGGGAGGGTCAATCAAGTAATCAGAAGTGGTCATATTGAGCCCATCAAGTGAATCATTCGAAACACATGCTGGGACGAACAACAACAAACTAGCTAACAACAAGTTCTTCATACCTTCAACTCCTTATTAAATCTCTTCTCTCCAAGATCATCATCCTCGTCAGTGTTTCTCTGAGGACCTCTTGCACCATCAACATTAACACGAAGCATGTCTACAAGCTTCTTACCTTCATCATAGTCTCCGATCTTGATAAGACCATGAATGTCGTGCATCGACTCCATCCAAGCCCGAACCTCGCGGTCATTACCCGCAGGGGTCTTCTTGATACGGAACGTGCTTTGATCGTAGTTATTGAACTCACCACTCTTGCCAAGCTCAAGAACGAAGTCGTTACCCTTCTTGATCGAAAGAACATTGGTGTTATCTGGATCGTTTTCGTCCAGGTAGTCTGGATTGAAGATGCCATCCATAATCTTCTTGAACACCTTCTGACCAGTGCTAAGAATCTTAACGGCACCCGTCGTATCATCTGGGTTAGCCTCTTGGAAACGACGATCCACCACGTTCAAGTAGTAGCGTGGGGTTCCCTTGATCTTGGTTGCAAGATCACCGAACTTGCTCTTGGTCTTCGGTGGGAGGCCAAGCTCCTTGTGCATCTTCCACAGTTCAAAGTAGAAATCGCACATAGGGCACGATTCGTTCTGAGTCTTGCGGCAGTAGTAATTCTGGATGCGGCCCTCCTCGGACTCATACCGATGGATGACAGCTTCCGAGAAGAACTGCTTCGAATCATCCTTCCAAGGAAGGATGCGAATGATGTTCTTCCCAGGCTCGACCTTCAAGTAGTTGTCCAGACTAGCACCGGAGCTAGACTTCTGCTGACCACCCTTGAGGAGTTCTTCGTGCTTCTTACGCAATTCATTCAAATTCATGATTTTTCTCTATTTTTAATGGTTGTAAAGTTTTGTCTCGGATCTGAGGTTCGCACTAAGCTGAATCAACATGTCCTTCTTGTGATCTAGCATAATACAAACCGACTTCAAAAGCAAGTAGATCTGCTCTTCCTCTTGAATTTTATTTTTAAAATCTAAGTATTCACTATTGGAATTAACGAAATCGTCCAAGTATACCGCAGTAGCCTTTCCACCCTTGGATCGGTTATTCTCGGATTCATCCTTACGAACAGAAGAGTAAAAATGCAACAGATTATTATTTAATCTGTCCAGCTTACCCTTCTGCATGATCATCAGCCCGTTATAATACGAATAGATGGAAGGATGCTTAGTTAACTCAGAAACTATATCATTCTTGTCGATCTGAGACAGTTCCTGAGTTAATTCAAAATAAGCTTCAGGATCTAGCTTGCTTAAGTTTTCTTTTGGATAAAATCGCATACTGTATTATAGCAGATGTGATTAAATATTAACTTTTATTCGCTAGCATCCTGAGCCTGAGCTTCCTCTGCACTCATCTCTTCCATTGTAAGGTTAGTATAGTTAACCGCACCATGGATAGTGTAGTGCTGCTTGGAGTCTCTGGCCTTTACGACGTATACACGCATTCTGCCCTTGTCGTATTCTTCCTGCGTCTGGTTGAGGGAGATAGCCCAATCGGCAGGGCGAATCTTGCCATAGCTATCACCAAGCTCTGCGTCGGTAATAGTGGCTACCTTCTTCCCCTGACGGTTTGTTTGAGTTGCCGTCCAAACGAGGATATTGTTTTCCATGGCGAGGCCGCGAAGTTCCTGAGCGATTCTCTCCTGAGCCTGATACTCAGCGTCAATGACACGATTAGGGCGCAGAAGCTCAAGATAGTCAACAATAAGTATATCGGGAACGAAATCATGGTGCAGCTTAAGCTGAACAAGTAGTGCCCGAATCTGATTAACCGTGAGTTGCCCCGTTGGGAACTCTTTAATGATGAGTCTTGAATCTGCATACTTAGCCTTCACCTTCGTGAGACGATCCTTCACCGTGGGCAGGGAGGAGATCTCCTTAAGCCTAGTAGTGGGGACCATGGTTAGAATGGCATCGAATCTCTGAGCAATCTTATCCTCAGCCATCTCTAGTGAGATATAAAGAACCTTCTTATTCTCCTTGATGGCAGCAACACCCTGATTGACGAGGTATAGCGACTTTCCTACGCCAGGGGGAGCGATGACCATTGCAAGCTCCTTGGCACTCAAGCCGCCGTCTAGGAACTCGTTGTGAGTATTGAACACTGTCTTGAACCGCTTCTTGTCCTTATTGTCGAATTGGCGGTGGAAACGGGCATCAACGTCATCAAAGTAGATTTGACCTACATTGACCTCACGGCAAACGAGCATTGCCTGACGCACCTTCTCTTCGATCTCGGCAATACGATTCTCCTTGAGCAGAAGAACGCTTTCCTTGATTGCATGAGAAATGGCTTGCTTCTTCGCGTAGTCCTCTACTAGATCAAGAACGAACTCACGATTGTCGAGGACAGACTGATCAATGTTATTGATCTGAAGAATGTCATCCTCGTAATCTGAGAAGTCTTGGCCCTTGGGAATGCTCTTCTTGATATCCTCAAGAAGAATGTCATCAGGTGGGATAGTCTTATACTTATCGTAGTAACCTTTAATGCGATCAAAGATGAACGAGTAAGATGGGAACTCAAAGTATTCAGGCTTGATTAGCCCTACAATCTGAGAGTAGAAATCCCGATCATGCTTGATAAGATAAAGAATACCACGCTGAATGTTATCTGAGAATGAATAACTCATTTTGATGATTGTGAATTGTTTGAACGACCTACTTTAAATTTTTTCTTGTTTCCTACGTGCTTTACAACCATGTCTTTTCTAGCTTCTTGTGCTTTTCTTACCTCTGTGTCAGACATTGGTTTAGCTAAACCATTTTTAACCATGTAATCCATATCTGGGGTTACAGCTTTATAGTGGGAGGCTCCCCCTACTCCGTCTATGGCTCGCTGAGATCTTTCCAAAGATGTCTTATAGAAAGATTCAGCTTGATCCTTATCCATTCCATAATGATTGTATCTTTCAGTCTTTCGACGGACTTGAGATTCATCCTTCTTTACGAGAATAGAGAAGTGTTGAACCATCTGCTCACCGCACTCGGGACACATCTTCTTTCTAGGCTCCCCATTCTTTTTTGCAAGAGAGTATCCATGCTTACCACAATTGTTACAAATCATGGTAATATCCTTAGCACGATCTTCTTTTTCTTTATCGTAAGCTTTAACTTCTTTGGGAGATAGTTTACGACCGTCTTCGTAAATTACTCTCTCTCCCTTTTCATACTTTATGGTGTAAGATGGCATATTAGCTCCCGCAGGAATTATCTCCAATTCTACAAACCTCTGCCGATGCAGTCTCAGCAGCGTTCGCTGGCTTGGCATACTGTGCTATATTCTCTTGAGTCAATGGAATTGCCTGGAGTGGCTCCATGCCCTTAGATCCAGCGCGGTATACCGTAAGTCCCTTGAGATAAGGTGCGTATTGAAGAGCTACCTGAGCGATATCTTCCCACTTCGATGACTCTGGCAGATTGATGGTCTTGCTGATCGCATTATCAATGTAACGCTGAATTGTGGCTTGAACCTTAATATGCTCTTCAGGAGTTACATCATAAGCACCTAAGAACAAATCTAGATTCTTACCCTTTTCAATGTATTCCTTGAACAATGGATCGAGAACAACTTCCTCGGCCCACGTATTGGCGACACGATAACGACGCTTATACATAGCTGCAAAGATTGGCTCGATGCCGCTAGATACACCATGCACCATGGAGATCGTTCCAGTTGGAGGAACGGTAAGCATTACGGCATTACGGATACCATGCTCGCGGATCATCATACGGATTCTAGCTGGCAAAGTCTTCGCAAAGTTTTCTTGCAGGAAGAGTCTTGCATTAAACGCAGGGAATGGCTTCTTATCCCGAGCGAGGTATACCGAAGCCTTGTAAGCTTCATCACGAATGGTGGTGAACAAACGATCCAAGAACTCAAGGCACTTCTCGGAACCATACTTGATTCCTGCCTTGATGAGCATGTAATGCATGCCCATAACGCCAAGGCCGATACGGCGGGAACGCTGACCTACCTCGTTGCACTCAGGAATTGGGTAGTGGTTTACGGTAAGCACGTTGTCCAAGAATCTTACCCCAACACGCACCACTTGTGCAAGACGCTTCCAGTCAAATTCACCAGTTTCGTCATCAACCATGTTTGCAAGGTTAATGTTACCAAGGCAGCAGTTGCCGTATGGTGGAAGCGTAATCTCGCCACATGGGTTCGTAGCATTCATACGCTCAAAGTAGGATACGTTGGTGTAATTGTTAGCTAGGTCAATGTTGAAGATACCAGGATCACCAGACTTAACTGAGTTCTCCCAGATTCGATCCCACAACTCTTTAGCCTTCATGTCCTTACGGAATGCGTTCTCAAACGTATCACCATAGTTCTTAAGGTTGTGAAGCTTTACACGCTCAATAGCATCATTCTCATCAAGACCAATGCTAGTAACTTGTTCACGCTCACCCTTAGGGCTTACGCGGGTCATCTCGTAAGTGTGATACTTACGGTTGTTAAACGTGAAATACCAATCTTCGTTGTTCTCACAAGCTTCAATGAATCTGTCAGTAATAGCTACTGAAATATTGAAGTTAGTAAGCTGACCAAGATCCAACTTAACGTGAAGGAATTCAATGATATCTGGATGAGTAACATTCAACTCAGCCATGAGAGCAGTTCTACGGTTCTTGCCTGCGCGGACATGATTACCGATCTCGTTGATCATCTGCATGACCGATACGGCACCTGGAGCAGAATTCTTGATATTCTGAATATCATCACCCTTTGGACGGATCTTGCTAAAGTTAAATCCAATACCACCACCAGCGCAAGAGATCTTATACATATCGGCAATAACCTTGCCGATTGAATCTACGCTATCCTCTGGCTCAAGGACGTAGCAGTTAAGCATGTTTTGCTTCTGTCTGCCTGAGCCGAATATGATTCTTCCACCAGGAACGAAGTCGCCTGTGGCAAGCACCTCAAAGAATCTACGCTCGTAGAATTCCTTCTCATCATCCTTCTCAGCAGATGAGATATGCTTCGCCATTGCACGGCAACGGTCGCTATACTTCGTCTCACCTGGATAGGCGTAACGGTGTTCAAAAATCTTCTGACCCAGTTCATTAAGTTGCTTAATCTTCATAGTATTACACTCTCACCATTTTTCTTTTGTATGTTTAGTATCTGACATCCGTCCAACAAGCTCTTAAGATAAGCGTTATGAGTAATTAAAAATATAGTCTTATCTTCCGCTTTCAGAGCTTTTAGCAGGTTATGTATACCCTTGCAACCGTCCTCGTCCATATTCTCAGCAATCTCGTCAAAAAACATTATATTAGATTGTTCCTTAGAAGTATGGGTTAGCAACGACTGCAAAGCCAACATAACTGATAAATTAATCTTACGCTTCTCTCCACCACTTAAAGATATAAAAGATAACTTTCTACGGTTATTAGTTATAGTCTCTTCTAGCTCTTCATTGAATAGTATAGAGAACTGATTATTAGTTAGGATCGACAGGTATTCGTTTGTCTTAAAATTGAGATAATCTAGAATATTTCTTATAAAATATTTAATTATTCCCTGTTCTGAGAAAGCTTTTTCCCAGAATCTCATGACATCGTAATTAACGTCACAAAACTTCTTTTCAGCCTCTCTAGCGGATATTCTAGAGAGAAGGTCATTATAGTCCTTTCTCGTTTTTTCCTGCGATAAATACTCGTCATGCTTGGCTTTAAGTTCCATCCAATCTTTGATTGAAAGTTTATTTTTAAGCTTGGAATGCCTCTCCGCCGATTTTTGCATTAATTTATTATATTTATTAGCTTGCTTGGTGAGTGCATTTATCTTCTTCTGCAATCCCCTGACGTTGCTCTCAGTCTGCTTCTTGGTGTAAACTTCTTTACAGGTCTTGCATACGTCCCTGTAGGAATACACACCTTTATCAAGTTCCTTCTGCAACGTATTAATTTTACCTTGAATAATATCCAGTTCCCACTTATTGGAAGTCATCTCTTGCTTCAGGGCTGTGATATCATCTTGTCTGGCCTGAACGTCCTCCAGATTGTCATTTAAAATTACAGGTGCAAGGTTAGTCAATCTGGATTCAAGATTCTCAGCCTGATGAGACAGTTCTAATATAATGTTATCACAGATCTTAGATCCGTTGCTGTAATCAGACTTAAGTTCCTTAATCCTATCCCGATACTGGAACATCTTCTCCAGGTTGAGGAAGTTCCTTATGATGGATCTCTTGTCTTCAGCGGAGGCAGATAAGAATTCTACCTCTACATGCTGGCCGAACATTATGGAGGCCACATAGGTCTTATAATTAATTCCTAGGGTAGTCTCAATAAGCTCCTGGGTCTTCGCCGCATTCTCTTGGGTTAGGTCATTGCCGTCCAAGTGGAAGTTCAGCGAGGTGGGCTTCTTGGTCCTCGTAATGACCGCTAGGCCGACTCCAGGCTTCTCCACCTCTAGGGTAACTGACAGCCCTTTGCGGGCATCACAGTTGACCATAGCCTCTTCAGTGGACTTCCTGATGGTCTTGCCAAACAAGGCGAAGGTGGTGATCTCCGATATCGAAGACTTGCCAGATCCGTTAGAACCTCCGGTATCACGGTTGATACCTCGGACATAAACTATTCCCCTGTATTTGGAGAAGTTTAATTCTAGGTCCTTAAAGCTGTAAAAATTAGACGCTCTTAGTGTTTTTAATATCATTACGAATCTTCAAGTTCTTTAATTAGTTTAAGACCTTCTAAGATTACTTCCTTTGACATCAAACTATTGCACTCTTCCACATACTTAAAAATTAAATCATCATCAAAATCAAAGGCCAAGCTATTGGGCCTGAACGAGCTTTGATGCGATTCATTGTCGATCAGTGGAAGATACTTAATATCAACGTATTCAACGTCATACTCTTCCATAATATTCTTTCGAAGATCAACTGAATTTGTATCTGTAATATTGTTTAATAGGACTCTCAAGATAGTCTTGTATTTTCTATCGTTGATGAAATCCTTGTTAGCTTCTAATGCGCTGTATTCAAAGCACAAATACCTGATACCGAAGTTAATCTTTTTAAACGTATATTCCCCGGTAAGGGTATTAATGACAGCGTATCTGTGATAGTTATCGGATTCAGAGAATGCCGTGCTGTAAGGGGTTCCAACTACATGCACGTTACCCTCGTCTACTGGCTTATGGATATGCCCTAGAAAAGTGGGGTGCTTGAACACATTCAAACTCAAACCAAAATCTTCATCCCCGTTTGTGTTCAAGCACCCCGTGTAACCAAAATGCCCAAAAATAAATTTCTTCTGATCACTGAGAGCCAGTTTATCTTCTACCCCTGCTAGCCTCGTCAGGATCTCTTCATCTCTTTCAAAATGGGCTATAAATCCAAACAGACATTCCCCTACTTCCTCTACCTTACTGTCATACACTATATTAATCTGCGGATAATCTAATACATCTAAAATAGTAAGCAGGCTGTCATCCGACTTACTGGCAGTATCATGATTGCCTCTAACAATAAAAATCTTCTTAGTGGGGAACTTGCACAGTCTTTTAAAGAAGACCTTAACCTTTACTATCGTCTCTGGGTCGGGCTTTCTAAAGTGAAATACATCACCTAGAAAAATTATGTAATCGGCATCTTCTACATCAAGCAAGATGTGCTCAATAGTTTGTAGCTGCTTCTCCAAGTAATCGAAACTTGGATAAGCATTAGTGAAGTGACAATCACCGATTACAACAGCCTTATTCATATCATTTATTCTCTAAAAAGAATGCATATTCTACAAAGACATCAATTGTGTTATCTTGGTAGGACTGAATAGCGTCCACCATAAAATCCTTGTCACAAATCTTATACTTCCAATACTTTGCAAGGGCTTCCTTGAGCCCACGCTTACGATTGAACCTATCCGTGCGGTAGTTGCAAGTAGCTACCACCATGTTTGCATTCTCATCGCTAACAATAGTGTAGCCACCATTAGGGGATTCGATTACGCCACCATTCTCATTCAACTCCTGATTCCTCAAGTGCTGAATAGACATCTTCTTGGTAATCATATCCCCGTTAGGATAAATAAAATTAATACTAAGCTTGGTCATAGATCCTCTTTGTTAAGTCCTATTTTATCTAAAGTATCTTTTACTAGTGTGTAGACGCCTTCGGCCAACATTCTAATTTCGTATTGAGCGTCTGGCTTGAGACGTTGATGCAGGAAGTGTATAATAGCTTGAAGGCTCAAAGTCCAGTAGCATTCCGTGTAAATATTTTGGGGTAGGATCATCCTGGCAATCTCCTTCGCAACCCCGTTAGCTATCATCTTATTGTAGAATCCCTTAGCTTCGTTAGCTTGGGTTCGCATACGATAAAGAATCTCTTGTGGGTGTAGGAAGTCTATACGATACGGATCTAAAGGATTAACATACTCCTCGCTCGCCTGCTTATTGCCGTGAGGTGGATTGGATCTTAATTCCTTGGGGATATAAAACTCATCCGAGGTTGAGGTGTATCTACCTGAGATCTCATTCCAGGAGCAGCCCTTATCCGAGTCGTAGAAGTGATCAAAGATCTCTAGGCTAACTTCCTTCCCGTCAACCTCGTAGCTCCTAAACCCAGATCCGACCTGATACTTCATCAGTTGGCGGGCTACGAACAGAGGCATCTTAATGTGGAAGGTAAAATAAGAATGCCGATATGGGCTAGTATGCTCATGCTTCCACAAAAAAGAAGTTAAGTTTTTATCCTTCTCGTCAAACTCGGACTTAATTTTATTATAACTAATCCTAGCTGAGTTAGTTACTTTAAGTGCGGGGTCCGTTTCCATCTTATCCACGATGGAAATTAAACTTATTTTGTCTTTTAAGTAATCTATTTGAGTCATAAGGGGATATATAATATTGTTATAATAGGAGAATTATGGATATTTTAGATAGAATTGTGGAAGCTGTTGCCCAGAAATTAATCTCACTAAGATTAAATGAAGAGGAAGACACCGACCCTAGAGACACTGGGGACCCAAATGCTGGAAAGAAAAGTGGATCATCTAACCCTGGAAATAAACCAAAAAAAAATAACGGTAAGAAAAATTTTCACCAAAAAGAATTTGTTCCTCCTGAAGGAACAAAAGAATTACCACCCCAGCAAGCGGGAGCAAGTGGTGGCGAGCGGGCGAGAACTGGGGATATATCCAAGGGCCCAGATAAGCAAAAGGCTAGAACCACCCCCGTTCGTCCTCTCAGCACTGACGGCCCTGGCGGCGGACAGGAAAATAAACCTCGTCTAGAATTAATGAAAAAGATTTTGAGAAAGCGTAAAGGAGGCTGATGTGATTCTTAACGAACACTACGAAAGAATAATTCAAATTATTCTAGAGAAAAAGAAGGGTCGCTGCTGGAAAGGCTATAAGCCAACTCCAGGCGTTAAACCATACGCCAAAGGATCATGCCAGCCAGTAAGCGAGGGCAAGACCCCAGCATGGCAAAGATCAGAGGGGCAGAACAAAGAAGGTGGATTGAATGCCAAAGGTAGAGCTTCAGCAAAGGCTCAAGGGCACAACCTAAAGCCACCAGTCTCAGCAGATCAGGCTAAGAAATCAAAGAAGTCTGCGGGAAGAAGAAAGTCTTTCTGCGCTAGAATGTCTGGAATGAAGAGCAAGCTAACATCCAAGAAGACTGCTAGCGATCCAGATTCAAGAATCAATAAGTCCCTCAGGAAGTGGGACTGCTGATATGATACTCCTCCCCTGATCCGAACGAACTTCCAACCATAATCTCAATCTCCAGGGGAACGGAGAATTTAATACCGAAGTGCTCCTTGATGTAAGGATACTCGATCATATGGTGGTGGAGGATCTTAATTGCATCCTCTACCTCATTGTCGGGCGAGATTAATTCTACTGAGTCGTGAACCGTAGCCACGATCTTAGTGCTCATCTTACGTTGCTTAAATTCAGCATCCATTCCCAAGAGGCAGCATAGAAGGGTATCACTAGCTGAAGACTGAACTGTGAAGTTGAGCCCCTGCCTAAAAGCCTCCTGACGAATATACTGTGCCTCAGAGGCAGCGTTAGGCAGATTACGACGGCGACCGAAAATAGTGTATGCATATTGATTCTTTGTAATGAACTGATCTACGTGCTGCATGTATCTCGGAACGCCAGGGAACGCAGCCATCCACCCGTCAATAATGTTTTTAGCCTTCTTGAAGCTGATACCCTGCTTCATTGCCAGGGTCTTCTCAGTGCCACCATACACCGTCAAGAAGCTCACAGCCTTTGCAATCTGACGCTCCTCCTTAGTGACCTTCTCCATGGGCTTCGCAAACGTGAGCGAGGCTGAGTAGGTATGGAGGTCCATACGCTCATTGAACGCTCGCGCCATGTTCTTCTCTTTGGCTAGGTGAGCCAGGATGCGTAGCTCCATGCTCTTCATATCCGCAGTGATGAACTTATGCCCTGGAGGAGCTATGACATAATCACGGATATTGAACTGAGTCTCTCTTGGTAGAGTATGGAACGAGATACCCATCTTGTTGCCTTCGTTGCCATCAAGACCAGCATTGGATAGACGACCAGTCACAGTCCCGTCGATTCGGTATTCAACGTAGATGCGATTAGTCTCGTTATACTTCATCGCATTCTTCACACCAGTGATGTAGGTATCGTAGAGCTTCTTGCTCTTGCGGAACTCAAGCAGTCTCTTGATGAAGTCTCTAGCACCTACGAGCTTGTCATCAGGCAACGCTCGGATTACGGACTGAGAGATCTTCTTGTCCTGCTCTAGCTTTTCAAAGCGATTAACCATTGCGTCTATTTATCTCCTCTTCAAGCTGTTCCAAGAGAATGTCCAGAGCCTCTGCGCTTGTGCTCGGTGCGTTGGTCTTATCAGAAGAGATAGGTGGGAACAAGCCAAATCCCATATCCACTATGTTCAGCTTCTTGTCCACTGAGTATAGGATCTTGATTAGATCATCAGTGGAAGTTACCTGCATGGTCTTATCAGGGATCTCAGAGTAGGAATACATGGACTCCTCCTTCTCTTCGATATCAGTCTTAAGACCTTTGCCAAGCTCATCCACCTTGGGCTGCGAGATAAGCATGCCATCAACCTCCATGTTGACGAACATGTTAATCGAAGGGGCGATGAGCTTGTAGTAGGTGTTGGTCATTCTAAGCTCGTCAATCTTACGACTGAGCTTCTTGAAGATCTTAAGAGTGAAGTAGGCATCGAGCGCATTACCTCTTGCCATCATAGGCAAGGGCATGTTGGCCCAATCTACTTTCTTTCCATCTTGTCCTAACATTAGATGATGCCTTGCTCTGAGGGGAAGTAATAACCTACAAGATCCTTCAAGCTCTTAGGGAGGTTCTCGTCGATCAGGTGCTGCATGATCTTGGTATCGGAGATTACACCTCTCACTTCAACCCCCAATTGCTTTAGGAACTTAAGATCGAACTGAGCCTTGTGCAGGACCTTAACCGTATGGTTCCTGAATACACGGTTGAGGAAGTCTACCACCTCAGTGATCCAACCCTTGGGCTGAACGAACTCTGGATGATGCACAGGGATGGTGACAGTGTATTGCTTATTGTCACCCATATCAAAACTAAGAGCGATGGTTTGAATCTTATCCTTAAGGAAGTCCAAGCCAGTAGTTTCGATATCAATAGCTACATCGAACCGAGTGTAGGTATCGAGGCCCCACAGCTTAAGGATATCGTCGATCATGATCCAGGTGAACTCCGAGTTAACATCAGCCTTAACTAGAACCTGTTCGATGGCATTCTGGATATCCAAGGAGAACAGGTAGTCGTTCTGAGGCTCAACGATTACCTGAGTTGGATTATAGATCGGCACCACAGGGATTCCCTCGTAGTGGTCGATAATCTTACCACGCTTATTCATGATGCCAGACTTCTTGGTCAGCATCACCATGGGAAGATTTCCACACACGAAGATCAGGCTAGGCTTGCACTTATCTATCGTCCTAGCGATGTGCTGACGGCAAATATCCTTATCGTCCTTGGACATGTCCTTGTCCTTAACGCTTGGGCACTTAACCGCAGCCGTGTATTCCACGGATCCTAGGAGATGCTTGAACCCAGCCTTCTCGATGGCGGATTCAATCAAAGCCTCCTCCTTGCTGGTGAACGGGGTAAGCTCCCCGAACTCCATCTTAAACGATTCGGACACGAACAGGATGGAGCATTCGTTTGGGAAACCCTCCTCTTCGTGGTCCATAATCGAATGGCATGGCTTATTCTTCTCAAGGATGGAACATCCGTTGCAGGAATTATTTTGCAACTTAAACGGATCAGGCAGGATTCTCATACTATGATTACCTTGTGTCTAATTATATTAATAATAAAAGGTTTGAGGAATTAATTAAGCTTCACTGTTCGGGGGATTTTTCGCAAGACGAGGAACTCATGCAGAGTTTCGATGCCCTCATCTCAAACATCATAGACGCATTCCACTTTAAAGTAGACAAGGAGGACGCAAAACAAGATTGCTTCCTCCTTATACTACGGACTCTAAGAAACTTCAACCCGAAAAATGGGTCGGCTTTCAATTACTTCACCACGGTAATAGTTAATAACTTAAAGCTAGTTGCCACTAAAATTAAGCGGCACAGGTTGAAGTTAGAGTCCTACTTTGAATTTAAGTTTGGAATTAATGTTCACCCTCTGGATCCAAGCTCGTATTGAATCGCAGTCGGGTTGTCGTTAACTTCTACTTGAAGCGGTGAGTTCTCATCGCCACCATATCTAAAAGTTACTAGGGTCGGAACATAGTTAAGGTGCTTCTGCTTGAAGTTACCTTCACCTACCCAATCGACCATCTCATGAAAAGCCTCTGGGACATCGAAGAGATTAATGCGGCAATCGTAGCCCTTAATCTTCTTCGCAGCCTTATCCCAAGGAGTGTAAAACAGCACTCGGATAAATTTTGGCAACGCAGGATCGCCATTTTCAATCCGTCCGATGCAGTCCATCAGATACTTAAACTTGTCGTGAGATTTTACGCTACGTGGGAAACTCATTGCTGCTTCATCTTCTCTTCTATGGATTGAACATTAATACCCGAAGCCTCAAGCTGTTGACGGAGGTTGGCATCCTCCATAATCTTCTTAGCAACATCTTGCAACTTGAGATTCAAGTATTCGATGCCGTTAAAAAATACTTGCTTGACGAAATCTTCTTGTGAAAGCTCATCAGGCTTAACATGGGTAGACCAATTTTTGAAGCCTTCAGCTTCATCCTTATTCAATTTAATAGTTACTTTCATACGTCCTCTCGATCTTTCGGTTGTAGATATTTTCCAATCGGAAACATTTAGTTTAATCTTTGACACTCCCTATAATAGGGCATGACCAAAAAAATTCAAGATGATTTCGATCTCACTTCATTAATCGCCAACAAAAAGAAGCGTAAGAATAGTAGAACAAAAGGTAATTCATTTGAGCGTAAAGTTTGTCATATACTTAATACTCATTTTAATACTACCGAGTTCATGAGATCCCCAGGTTCTGGTGCATTCTCTACGACTCATAAGTTGCCTGATCATCTAAAGTTTAGTGGAGATCTAATAACACCTAAGAACTTTAGGTTTATTATAGAATGTAAGAAAGGTTATAATAAAGAAAATCTTGGATCAATATTTAATCTGAAATCTGAACTTCAGAATTTTATCTTCCAGGCCGAACGAGATGCAAGCAAAATCCAAAAACAATTTTTAATCGTGTTCCAGCAAGATCGGAAAGATATTTTATGCTTGTTCAGTAGGGATGATAATTTAACTTTAGCAGATAAAGCTTTAAGTTTAGATTATCTTCAACTCAAAACTCAAGGTAAGACTTATATTGTGTGCAGACTTGGAGATATACTTTCTTACACAAGAAAGTTTAATTCAGACCATCTCTGGCTATGATGCTGATCATCCTGTCCAGCGTAGTCTTCTGCTCGACTAAGAATTTCATTAGTTGGTCCCGATCTATAATTGTGGATGCATTCTCTGGCTGCTCCTGTGCATTTATATTTTTTAGATTTTTAGGTTGTTCTCCCTGCTTGATCGAAGTTACCTTAGAATGTTTTACTACGTCTTCCCCATCAAAGACGGTATCCACATTCATCTGATCTAATACCACAGTAAAAATTGTTTTTGGTGGATCGCTATCATCTTTAATGTTTATACTTTTAGAATTCATTTCTACAAGTTTTGATCTCTGCTCCACAGGTAGTTTACCTATTTCATCTAATCTTTTCTTCATTCTCTCTATATGATAATTTTGAGCTGAAGTATGCATTCTCCCTTTAGGGCCATCTGCTGCGGAAAGGAAACATCCATCCGAGGATATGCCTCCGAAAGCTCCAAATGTTGCTATCTGGTTAAGTGCTGCTTGGGGATTATCAGACAATAATCCCGATTCTAATTTTGCTTTGTATATCTTGTCTGCTATAAATCCAGATATTTCTTCCCAGGGTTTTTCTTGTTCTATCAATTTCTTTAAATCCCCAATCATTGATTGAGAAATTTGTGAGTCTACTCCTAATTGTTCAGTTATTGCTCGCGTTATTTCTTCCGCAGCTTGGGCTCTTTGATTTACAGCTATTCTTTTTCCGTCCTTTGTTTTATATTGTTCGACTTCTTCTAAGTTTAATAATGTTTTTAAATTACTTTCAAATTCTTTTATAGACGAACCAATTGCTGTTATATCTTTTGGAGTTATACCAACTTCGTGCATAGCATCAAACCAGTCTTTACTTTCCCTTGGGTTACTAATAGCATCTTTAATGTTTGATCTAGCAGCTTGCCCAGCATAAATTTTTTCTACGTCTGATGAAAATTTTACACTGTCCCCCAGGACATAGGTAGTGTTACCTACCTTATCAGTAACTTTTCTTACTTTAATATATTTTCTTTGCTCTGGCGACAACTTCATTTTATCTGCCGCAGCTTCTGCTTCCTCTGGTGTTCTATAATGCTCTGTCATGTCTGCTTTCTTGCCCCCGCCAGTGATGTTTCCTGTTTTTTCAACTTTAGCTGGAGATCTTTCTGACACACCCAGTGCTGCGGTTCTAGCCATAATGTTAAATGTAGCTAACATTTCTTCGCTAGCTTCTAGATCTCCTGATATTCTACTAAGGAAATCATTAATAAAGCTTATTCCCCGCTCATCGTCTAACTCGACTGCTAACTCGCCACTCTCTTTGATCCTAGCTAGCAAGTCTCTCATAGCATTTAATAAGTTATCTTTTGTTTTAAGCCATCTTAATAGATGTTGTGATGCTTCCCGGTCACATTCTCCCTGAGGTCTTCCTGCTGCCTGACAGTCTTTTAAAGTGGAAATTGCTGCTCTTAAGTCTTCAAAGAAAAAACCCTTCAAAGTAGACCCTGTGGATTGACCTACTCCGTTAGAGGTCAAAAACTCTACCGTATTTGACTCATATTCAAATGGTGATCCATCAGGACATTTAACATCTTTTGCTAAAGTAGTTAATGCGTCAGCCAAAAATGTTGTTCTTTCCTGAAAGACTACCATGCCATTCCCGTCAGGACCAGTGATAGCTAAAGTCCTAGACTTTCCACCCATCTTTCCACCAGTAATACTTATGGATTTTTTTAATGATGCACACTCTTCCAAAGTAAGCATTTTATTTTCTCTTCTTTGTGCATCAGTTAAAGTATTCATAGCATCCTGAATAGCATAGAATGCTGAATTTCTATGCTCTATTGATTTAGCAGTATCCTCTTGTTTAGTTTCACACTGTTCAATATTATCTTCTTCGCATCCAAATAGTAATCTTTGAGATGCGTCAAGGGTTTGAGCTATGGAACCACGGTTATCATTTACTAACCTGTCTGTTTCATTTATTAACTTAGAGCAAGACTGATTTGATTTTCGAATAGCTTCAGTTTTCTGCTTCTTGTTAAGTTCATCATTGCTATTTATTTTATCTACTTCGTCTTTACAAATTTTTTCTAATGTATTCTTTACTTTTTTGGGATTCGCAACATATGCATTTGGGAAATATGGGAACTTTGCACCACCCTTACCTAGAGGTTGCCCTTGGTCAGGCTGTTGTCCAAGTAATAATTCCTGCCTTGGGCCATCATAAATAAAATCACTATACTTAGATAATAATCCTACTAATTTTTTAAAACCTTTTTCATTTGTTTGACCAGTATCCTCAATTACCGTTATTGGGAAGGCACCTAATCCAAATATTGATATGCCGCCAGTTTCAGTTCTTTGTAAAGTTATATTTCCTTTTATTGGTGCTGGATTACCACTAGACTTAACTGAGGTTATTAACTCGTTAGCACTAGCTATGGCTGCTGGATCCTCAGAATACTGCTCATGCAAGGAATTATATTTATCTAAGATCTGATTAAAATACTTCATAACTTATTATAGAAAAATAGCCTACCCTAAATAGGTAGGCTATAAATAAAGATAAAAAATTTACTTTAATTACATTATGGATAATTAAAGTAATCCATAAAATCAAATCTAAAATCAACTGATATAGTCGCGTATTCACTTGTAGAGTAATTCTTCTCGGAGAAGCTTACGCTCTTTGGATATATTCCGTAAAGCTCTATGGCAGCATGAGGATTCTTAGTATTGTCCAACTCAATAATTCTCATTTTGTTAGCTTTAAATGTTCTGTTAGGAGAACCACCTGGGGCAGCTAACTTTGTCATATCTCCGCTTATTGGATCATAAGTTGATTTAAACCATTCCCACAAAGTTTTGCAAGTGCTCCTAAGATATAAGTTATCAAAGGTTATGCTTACTGAGTCGAAGGTTGGCTTCCCAGGGTAGAACACCGTATCGTTTACTCTGTGAACTGCGATATCCTCAACTCCAAAGCTTATTGATCCTACTTGCTTGGCGGCAAGGGTCAGGTCTTGTTGTTGATTTGATAGGCTTGGAGGAAGCCCAAAGAACTGGACTTCGAATTGATATGCTCTTACTGCATCTAAAGTTGTTGATATTTTAGGCAGAGATTGGCCTTTCGCAAAAGGCCGATAATCATTTTGATAATAGCTATTTACCATTTTTATTATCCACTAAATTTTGCAGACTGACTTGTGAGATTTACCTCAAAGATAATCCATTCAGCAGTCTTAGTTGGCTTCAGTAATATCTTGCACCAAAGCTCGTTCCTATCAACTCTAACTGGAGTGTTTACAGTCTCATCGCAAATTACTCTGAAATCTGTAATGCCTCTTCTAGCTTGGATATCGGACAATAAAGCCTCTGCTTTATCTTTTACCGTCTCCCAAGTAAATGCATCATTTGGCTCAAACAAATCTGTTCTACCAGTCTGCAATAGAACCTTTCTTAAGAATATCATCAATCTTCTTATATTGATTCTATCCAAAGCAGTGGAAGCTCTTTGTGCTGTCTTTTGTCCAAATATAGTAATACCTTCTGGTGCAAAGTTTACTATAGGATTTATATTTGTAACATACAGAGCGTCTCTATCACCCTGATTCAAACCAAGCTCAACTGACGTTGGCTTAGTTAGTCTGCCTCTAGTGAATCCTGCGGGAGCAAACCATGTCTCTGCAACATTATCTGTGAATGCCATTTGTCTTACGGCAAATATTGCAGGATCATACCACATATCCTTTAAGGAGAATGTATCAAAGACCTGAACCCAAGGCCAGAACACCGCGCCCCAGGAGCTATTTATTGCAGCGGTTCTACCATCTCCTTTACCATTCATCCAATCCACAGCTTCTTGAACCGTGTCTAAACCCTGTGGAGGGGATACCACTGCTAAGAAATTCTGAGACGTTTCAGCTAAAGTTATCAGTGCATTTTGAACGCTCTGATCTGAAATTCCTGGGACTATACCCATTGATATATTTAGTAGATCGTCATCTAAGGCATAAATTCCAGTCTTAGTGGCGGGGGATCCTATAACCCCAGATGTGGTTACGGAACCCACAGACCCATTTGCAAGGCCCACAGTCTTATCAATCAACTTAACGAACAGAGGATTAATTCCTGAAATACCACTTACAGAAATACCTGTGTTAAGATTTTTGATTTGTGTAACATTATCAGCTAATGGAGACGCATATGTTAGCGAAGTTCCGCTACCATAAAGTTCTCCCTTCACATAATCTGATATAGCATTATCGACACCTACGTTGATAACATTCTCTATGAAAGTTGTATCATTTAGCAGGGATATGGTATAAGTTTCCGCAGCGACGCCTTCATTATTTACTGTCAGCAATGACTTTAAACCACCGCCGTTTTCAGTTTCTATGCTTATACCTAAAGCTTGCCCAGTGTTAATATCCGAGCTTAAATTGTATCCATCACCATCATATAATGATCTTACTAGATAGGCTAGTGAGCTAGTTGGAATATCTGATCCAGAAACTGTTATTGATGAGGCAAAAGTCCCAACCGTGATTCCAGATAGAGCGTCAACTTTCACTAAGATTGATACTCCATCTGAAGTTTCGCGTGCAGTGCTAGAATAAGCTTGAACGCTTAACAACGCAGCTTTACCAGCGTAGGCTCCGACAAAATATCCAGATGAATCAGAATTTGAATCAAAAGCAACAAAGGCATGATCCAGTCTTGAAGATCCGTCGCCAACTATTTTTGCAACCGCTGAAGCTTGTGTTAAATTGTTACTAACATTAGTTGTTGATGATAATACGTCAATATCTTTTTCGTCCAGAACAGTGACTCCATTGGAGTCTTTTACTGTAACAGTTAAATATAAATTATTAGTTAGCCCGTAGGGTCCTGGTTTTAGGACTATGGCTGGACAAGCTCCAAACTGAGCATAAGCTGAGGCTTCAGTTGCATCTCCAGGGGTAGCTCTAACGAACCTTATTTGATTTGTGGTTTCAAGGATTTCCAAAGCTCCCTCAAGACCTTGCCCAGGCAAACTCTCTCTTGGATTTCCGAATACTCTAATCAAGTTTTCCTGGCTTGTTATTAAAGTTGCTTCGTTTGTTGGACCTTTTGTTGCGTAACCAACTATACCAACTATGGATGAGTTGATATTTGGAGGGTAGGCTGAATTATCTTTCTCTAGGAAAACGACTGCTGGACTTGTAGGGATGCCTGCCATTTAATTGCCTTTTAATTTCCTATAATAACTAATCTTCTTTTATGAAGATTTTTTACCTGTTGGGTAATTTGGCTCTCAAGAACTCTAATTGATTGCTTAGGGGAGAGCCAAACATTATCAAAATCATTTCCATTCTTCAGAATAATGTTTATACCCTGCAAAGAGTAATTCTTTATTGACTTAGTTACCTCTGTAGAGGGCTTAACTACGCTTGATGGTTGCTTAGGCATAAAATTTCTCTAATAGTATTTATCCTGGCTAAGTATTAATTTAATTTAAAAAATTTAATTATCTTAGTTTAATTCATCTATGGATTCGATAGGTGCGCAATTGACAGAAATATTAGCTTCGACACCTGAAATTAAAGTTATTAACAATGTGCAATCAGAGCAGGAGCACCCAGAACCGTGGCTAGATGCGATTTGACATAGAGTAGATATATTAAAAGATTCACCATTTATTAAATACAATGGCAATACACACTCCGAGCAGTTACACTCAATCGCGTGAGTGACTGCTGCCGTGGATGCACTCTCTTGAACATTTGTCCCCTCTAAAGATATTTGATAGTTTATAGTTTCTATCTTGCCTGTGGAGGTGTATAAAAACTTTGGGTTTTCTATAAAAGTTTCAACTTTTATGGTTATGGATTTCTTTAAAATTCTGTCCTGTTGATCGTCAGCCTCCGACTGCTGGATGTCGGACTCGCTCTCCAGGAATGCTTTGGTAATGTTGCTTTGCCGAGTTTTAATTTCTAAATCTGGATTAAATAAAATTAAAATATATTCTCTTATTTGATCTAGATCTTCCTTATATTTTGCCCAAATGTTTATTGTATACTTTATGTCTATCGGACGCGGGGCCATTGACAGAGTTCTTATTGCTCTGTTTTTTCTTTTGTGCCAATATTTTTCGTGAATTAATATTGGAGTGTATCGTCCTCGGTCATCATTTTTTGAAGCATTGTTCTCAGACACTGTGATAATTGGCAGAGTTATATTATTACCTATAAATGTTTTAGCCACCGCCCTCTCTTGATTGGCATGAAAACATTTAACTTTTATTGTGCTATTATTTTTATCAACATAATAAGTATTGCCAAATATATTAATTAAGTTTCTTAGCGTATCTTTAAATACTTTTTGAACATACATTCCAATAGAGGAATTTGTTTTTTCTAAGATTTCTTTTAAAACTTTGCTATTGACTAAACTACTCATAAGGCTCCTTAGGATCTATTCTGGTTATTATCTCGTCGGAAGTAGGAGTAATTTGATTATGAACATCTTGAGAATCCCTAAGAAGTTTAGCACTACACATTAAATGATATACCCCATAAACTTCAAAACTATCTTCCTGAACTTCATACACTTCATATTTTAAATTTTGAAATTCTGGCTTAATTATGTCCCCAGGGATTAGAGGTCTTTCTAATTTTTTTTCTATGTAAGATTTATTAAATGTAAATTGCTGATCGTTCGTAAGCTCTATACCAAATTGAGTTAAATTTTCTTCTATCGCTCTGGGCTCATAGTGACCAAATGCCCTGATAGGTTCTACTGAGTGAGTTTTGTTTCTCTCTTCTCCATACACATCGTCAATCTCAGCATTTTGATAATACTTAAATATTAACAATGGAGAGCCAGCTAATTTCATCTGCTCTTGATCTATAACATTAAATAAATTTTGATCGGATATTTTATTAAATAACCTTATTGGGCTATCGTAATCATCCGTATTTGGTAAGTTAATGTTAGATTTAAATTTTGAAAATTTACTCATATTATCCAACTATAAACATAGGACGCTCTTCGATTTCAGAAATCAACTCCTCAATTAAATCTTTCTTTTCTTGCGAGCTTTCTTGAGTTAGTATTCCTCCGTCTAATTGTGCTCCTCCACCTGGACCAGGGAGTGTCCTATACTTGCCTCTTACGCGCCCCAGGATGCCCTTAGCACACGCCAAAGCGTATCGTTGGATCCAACTGCGGTAGGCATGATTTATTGTGTTAGAGTCCAAAGCTCGATACTCTACGATCACTGGTGTAGGGGTTTCAGTTGGTGCTGGGTAAAGTTGAATGTATCTACCATTTACAACTGACCATGCCCCCTCGTTAGACAGCACTCTTCTCATTATCTCTAAGTATTGTTGCGTTAGGAAGAAGTCCCCGATTCCTCCGCCTTGGAAAAATCTGTTTGTGTTAAAAAACGCCAAAGTTAAATCAAAAGCTAATGAACCTGGAGTGTAATTTAAGCCTAAAATATCTTTTTTATATCCAACATAGCTTAAATTATTCATCATAAACTGGGGAAGCTCATATATGTTTACACCGCTTGACGCATCAAACACTGCAAATTGATTAGCCCATTGAGGGGCATGATAATCTAATTTTGATATGGCTTCGTCTATACAAGTTTTAATTTGAAATGGAGTTAATTCTACGGACACTATCGGATGCCCTAATTGAGCTAATATGTAATCATTTACTGTTTGCTCAAATAAATTAAATTGCACCCCGTCAACTTCTAAATTAGCATTTAATTTAGACGCATCAATATCCCCAGGGTGAGTATAGTCTGTGGTCCTAGAACCACCGTATTTTCCATAAGATGAGCCGTAGCCTGATATAAGAGGAATTACCATTCTATAAGATATTTAGGTCTGCATTAAAATAAAAAAGCGGGCTTTTTAGGGCCCGCTTTTAATTACTAGCAGTATTGCTAGGATCAGCCTGCATTTACAGTGAGGACATTCGTTCCAGCGTTGCTGAAGACGTATGGCTTCATGTAATCCGTGCTAGCTCCGACTAGGCGGATGACACGGTAGAATCTGCTAGCGGGCTGGATTGCAGCCTTAGCATAACGTGTCATGATACCCTTTCTTGGCTGGAAGCTGCCTGGATCGGTTACCATTGGTAGTGGCATAAGTGGGATGTATGGGCAGTATACGTATCCTGCATCCATTGGGCTTCCCCCGTTGTATCCAAGAATGATTTCGTCTTCTGGGAAGAGAGGATCAACAATCAGATCATACTTACCAGCGAACTTGCCCTTATACTCGATCTTGCTGCCCATGTTGGTTGGCCCATCCTTTTCAGGAAGCCCACCTTCAAGCTTGGCGGCT